GTTACTTGCACAATTAGCCGTAATGGTGATCTTGCCTTTAGAACTTATTTACAAGTAACTCTTCCAGAAATTAATCAGCAGATGGCTAATAATCCACATTTACCTTTTCCGGCCGCTGCCGGCAAACCTTTCGAAAATGAAGTCTATGCTAGATGGCTTGATTTCCCTGGAGAACAGTTAATCTCTCAGGTTGAAGTTGAAATTGGTGGTCAGCGTATTGATCGTCAATATGGTGACTGGATGCACATTTGGAATCAGTTAACACTTACTGCTGAACAGGAACGTGGTTACTACAAAATGATTGGTAATACTACTCAATTAACTTTCATTACTGATCCTTCTTTCTCGGACATTGATGGACCTTGCGACTCGAATGCTCCCCGTCAGGTTTGCACTCCCCGCAATGCTCTCCCTGAAACTACTTTATATGTGCCCTTCCTTTTCTGGTATTGCCGCAATCCCGGTCTTGCTCTTCCTTTAATTGCTCTCCAATATCACGAAGTTAAAATTAATCTCGATATTCGTCCTATTGATGAGTGCTTATGGGCTGTCTCTACTTTATCCAGCCAGTGTTCGGATAATCAAAGTGTTAAAGTTACAACTGCATACAATCAGTCTTTAGTTGCAGCTTCACTCTATGTTGATTATGTTTTCTTAGACACTGATGAACGTAGACGTATGGCGCAAAATCCTCATGAATATCTTATTGAACAGCTTCAGTTCACTGGCGATGAATCGGTTGGTTCATCATCTAACAAAATTAAACTTAACTTCAATCATCCTTGCAAAGAATTAATCTGGGTTGTTCAGCCCGATCAGAATGTTGATTACTGTGCTTCTCTCTTATGCGGCCAGACTCTTTATAAAATTTTAGGTGCTCAGCCTTTCAATTACACTGATGCTATTGATGCTCTTCCCAATGCTGTTCACTCTTTCGGTGGTCCTAACTCTGTTGCTGGTGGCGGTTCGACGGGCGCGCCTGCCTCAAATGCTTTCATTGGAAGTGATGGTCTCTTTGTTGATCCTGGTGCTGAAGATGTTACTGGTGCCTGGATTTGGAATAATATTCCTGATGGTAACATGGCGGATAGTGGTGGCGTATACGTGGGCCCCCAACTTGGACGCACTCCGCAAGAACCCGATCAGTCCACTGTTTCGGATGCTGGCACATTTGTTCTTACAGAAACATCGTTATACCTTCACTGCTGGGGTGAAAATCCCGTTGTCACTGCTAAACTCCAGCTTAATGGTCAGGATCGTTTCTCTGAACGTGAAGGCACATACTTCGATCTTGTCCAGCCCTACCAGGCTCACACTCGTAATCCCGATACTGGTATTAACGTATACTCTTTCGCTCTTCGTCCTGAAGAACACCAGCCATCTGGCACCTGCAATTTCTCACGCATTGACAATGCTACTCTTCAGCTTGTTCTTTCCAATGCCACAGTTGAAGGCACCTCCACTGCTAAAGTTCGTGTCTATGCTACTAACTACAATGTTCTCCGTATCATGAGTGGTATGGGTGGTCTTGCCTACTCTAATTAAGTTTTAAATTAATTTTCAATAAAAGTAAAAAAAATTAAATTTTAATAATATTATTATTAAATTTTAATAATTTAATTTACAACAACAAGTTCAGAAGTTAGTAAAGATTGAATATGTGGATTTGTAGTTAATTCAGATGCTAGCTTTCCATCCCGATTTAAAATTGTTTTGTCAGCACCTTTTAGAAGTAATTTTTCTACAATATTATAATTATTATTATATGCGGCCTGATGAAGTAATGTCCAGCGTTTGGCATTTCCACCTTCAACATTAATTAAATCAGAACATTCATCTAGCATAGCTTCTACTACATCCCATTGATTATTTTTTCCAGCATCTAAAATTCTATGTTGGTTAACCATATCTACAGTACCGTGGTCAAGAATCGGAACTGATAATCTTGCTGGTGAGGATTGAACTTGGGAAACTGGATAAGCTGATGGTGGTGGAGAAGGAATTTCAACACTTGAAGCCGCCACTACGTTAACTCCTGCTGGCATTCTTGCTACTACTGGTGGAGATGCGACATGGCTAGGTTGAGATGCCTGTCGTTCAGCCTGAATAAAACCTGTATCTTGACCTGATCGAGTTCTTACTGCTGAACTAGCAGCAGCCCTATATACTGCTTGGATTGTTTCTCCTCCATTATCAGAATAATTAATTGCTCGATCTGCACCAATACCCATGGATTGTGCTTCTAGAATAGCATCTTGATTAGCAGCTAAATACATAACTTTAATATTATATAATTCTTCTGATCTTTTAATTAATTCTTTAATTGATTGTTTACTCCATTTGCTACTAGCATTCTCATAGCCATCAGTTGCTACATAAATACAACATGAATCAAATATATTATTATCCATTTCTTTCATATCAAAATAGCTTTTAATTGTATCACCCATTGCATCGAGAAGAGCAGTTTGTCCTCGCGGAACAAAATTACATACTTCAAAGAGAGGAACTGTCTCCAATGATTGAGCATTCCAAAGAATATTTTGTTCATGATCAAATAACTTTAGTGTTACATTAATTTCTGTTCCATCTTCTTTCGTTGATTTAAGTTCATCAATACAACTATTAATTCCGCCAACTGTATCAACTTCTTTACCACGCATTGATCCAGAACGATCAACTACAATTGCAATGCTCTGTTTTGCCATTTTTATTTATATTTTAATTTAATTTTAAATTATTTCAATTTTTTAATAATTTAAAAAATTAAAATACTTTAAATTATGCCCCAACTGTTTGACCAGCTACACCATGTTGTACCATATCTAATCCAGCAGCCTCAAATAAACTACACCCTAAAGTAACTAATTGATTTTTTGAGTCTGGGATTTGCTTTAAACATGGTGTTTCTAGAGTTGTTGGATCATTCTGCATAGCTTTACCTTCCGCTTTGGCTTTACTTTCTCTCTCCGCCATTTTATCAAGACTTTGTTCTGATTTTGCTTCACTTTTTGAAGTCAATGTTTTACCTTTTGGTTGAAGATATTTAAATAACATCAATGCACCCATATCTGCACCTATCCTCCCCGCCGTCTCTCCATCAGTAGTATTAAAACCACCTTTTTGAATTTTTTTAATTGATCGATATTTTTTTGATCGATATTTTTTTGATCGATATTTTTTTGATCGATATTTTTTTGATCTATATTTTTTTGATCTATATTTTTTTGATCTATATTTTTTTTATTTATATTTTTTTGTTACCATATAAATATATCGATATAATAATTTTTATATATTTATTTAATTTTAAGAGTTTTGTTTATTAGCTTCCGCCGCCGCCTTCGCTGTCGAAGATTCAGCATTAGCAGAATCATTCGCTGCACCCTGACTTTGCCGAGTTGCTGCTGTATTAGTGTTATAATTTGTAGTTATTTTTTCTTGTTGAGATTGATTTGTAAATATTTTATCTAAACCTACACCTAAACCCGCTCCGGCACCAATGGCAGCAAATCCATATTGTGCATAAGGACTCTGTGAAAGCTTTGCAAGTTTTTGAAGACCGCCACAAGATGCTGCCTGGGAAGTATTTTCACCCTTTGCTTCTGGTCCCTGATCACCTCCTGCTTTTACTTGCGCTTCGCCAGCTGCTTTTTTAGCTACTTTTTTCCCCATCATTTGTAAAATTGCTTGCGTTGCTGAACCAGCTAGATTAAATAGATCTAATCCACCTCCTATACCTTGTGCAATATTAACAGTATCAGTGAATGCATCAGATCCTCCTTTTTGAATTAAATTATTTTTAGTTAATTTTCTTTTAGTAAATTTTCTTTTAATAAACTTTTTCTTACTAAAGTTTCTTTTAGTAAACTTTTTTTTACTAAACTTTTTTGATCGATATTTTTTAATTTTTTTTTTATATTTTTTTGTCTTATTCATCTAATAATATAATATTAGATAAATATATATTTAACTGTAAGAACATCTAGTCATGCCTTATCTCATATAAGCTCGGCGGGCTGTTTTACGACGCATTCCTTTACGGGTGCTTTTTTTATGATGCTTTACTTTGCGTGATCTTTTAACTTTATGGGAACGTCTACGACGACCCCCACCTTGTTCCATACAACCTCCCATTATATATTATATAAATATAATAAAAATTTATATAATATAAAAATATACTAAATTATATTAATTATAAAAACATATAGGCACGACGCGCAGTTTTTCTACGCATTCCTTTACGTGTGCTCTTACGTTTGTGACTCTTACGTTTGTGACTCTTACGTTTGTGGCTCTTACGTTTGTGGCTCTTACGTTTGTGACTCTTACGTTTGTGACTCTTACGTTTGTGACTCTTACGTTTTTTACGACCACCTGCTTGGTCCAGCGTATGGCCGGTGTCACCTCCACTGGTGTGATGTCCAGTGGTCTCACCTCCACTGGTGCTGTGGTCTTCAGTATTGCCACCTCTCATTTTACGACCTTTAGTGCGTTTACAGCGTTTAGATTTACGTTTACGTCTTTTACCGCCACTCAGTACATTGCTGTGATCTTGAGTGGGGGGCGCACCACCGTCTGCTTCTGGATATGGACCAAATCCTAACTGACTAATCATTATTATATATTAAATAGAGATTTTATTTTATTTATATATAAATATATTCAATTTATTATAGTTATTATACTAATATAATTATATTAACTATGATACTATAAGTTTTTAAAATAAAAATCTTTTTATAAAATTTAATAATAATATAATAAAAATTTGCTAAATTATTTTATTTATAAAATTGAAATCATTTAAAAATAATATAATATAAATATATAAACATGCAGATTTTTGTTAAAACACTTACAGGAAAAACTGTTACATTAGATGTTGAAGCCTCAGATTCAATTGACAATGTTAAAGCTAAAATTCAAGATAAAGAAGGTATTCCACCAGATCAGCAACGTTTAATTTTCGCGGGAAAACAACTTGAAGATGGACGCACACTATCGGATTATAATATTCAAAAAGAATCTACACTTCATTTAGTGCTTCGTCTACGTGGTGGGTATAATATTATTCAACTAATTTAATATTGATTATAATAATTAATAAAGATAAATTAAATTTTTAAACTGATAAATATATTTAAAAATTAATTAATAAATATATTTATTAATAGTAATAATATGGAAGATAGAATTATTTATTTACATGAAAAAAAAAAAAAAATATCCAAAATTTTTTTAATTTGAG